CCCAATGCGTTAAAGCATTATAACCTGCCCACATAGTTTGACCAAGTTCAGTTTGTTCTTTTTCAAATCTATCCAGTAAATAATTCATCTTAGTTTCATTAACTGGTTTAACTAAATTAGCTTTAGCAGATTTAGTATTTTTTTTACAGATTGTGTCTTTAAGAATATTACCAAACTGTTCAAGAGACATTTTAGAAGCGTTCCAAGTAACCATCTGTTCTGACTGGTTAGTCCAATGCTCTAGTCCAATTTGTGCTTTAGTCATCATCGCAGTAGTAGATAAATTACGAGTATGTTTTGCGACTTGATGGTAAGCTTTTTGACCACCAAACACCATAGTATTCTGGCAAAGATTACGATATGCACCAGAAAAAACTTGGAATGACCAAGACATATCACAACTATTATAAATATCTATTCTGCTTAAAACTTTATCTTTCTGACTAGCAATTTGTTTTTCTAAATCGTGGAAAAATATAGTTCTATGTGCTTGCAACCCACCTTTAAAAAGTTTATCAACCACCGTGATATTATCTAAAGGTAAATCTGATTGTGATAATATCTTAGCTTGTTCATTAAACAATTCATGGTGAGGAACTAACTGATATGTTGAACTAACTGGTCGAGTAGGTAACAACTGATCAGTTGCAACATTGTATAATCCAAAGTATCCATCTAACTTTTTTGTATCGTATACATCTTCCAAACACTCATCGTGTTGAATAAGAGGTATTTCAGCAGTTAAATTAACTTTGGTTATTTTACTGTTGTCTTCATAAAAAGATATATCTCTATAATCTCTATGTGTTGAAACAGTATTATTGTTTGTATCTAATTTAGATAAATCATTCATAATTTTTCTCCTATGTTAAATTGAATGAGATTTAACCTTAAACTATTTAGATTAGATAGCAATAGTTTTATTGATTATTTTATTTTTATTTTTTATGATTTTTCTTTTTCTTTTTAAAAATGTTTGATCAACCGAACTGGTTTCATGTAGTTTAGATGGATCAGAAATAGCAGATATATTATCAATATCAGCGTAGATATTTGGTTTACCGTTGACAATATATAGCCAGACATTACCGACCCAATGTTGACTAACTGGTAGCCATTTAGGTTTACCGTTGACAATTCTTTCGTAGTGAAAGTAGTCCATTGTATACGGATTATAACGAACACTATGACAATTATAAAACAAGTCTTGATTGTTTGGTAATCTGTTCTGAACAATGCCGTTGACAAAAGCATGTACGTTCTTACGACCTTCTTCACGCACTCTTTTTTGCCCACTCTTACGAACCACAAATAAAGCATTAGTCATAAAGATATTATCTGAATACTTAACAACCTTATTTGTCTTGTAATCAAGAAGTGAGAAGCACAACTTGTCTGTATTAAAATAAGCTCTATTTCGCATAATTAATTTTCTCCTATGTTTATTTGTACAGATTATACTATCTTGATCTGTTGTCAAATTCTTTATCACAATAGCTAGACATAATTTTTTCCAAACTATCTAATTTATCTTTATCGTATTTGTTTAACCAGTTGTACAAATCGTTTACAGAAAGATCCCAAACTTCATCGCACAACTGTTCTTTGATTTGGTCATTACCTCTATGTGACATTATTTATTAGCTGACAATTTTTTAGGTTGACAAATTTCTGCTCTAGCTAGTTTAGATTCCTCAAGGTGGACTTTCATCTCTGTAAAGTAACTAAATAATTGCATTGATTTTTTGACATCTTGTTTATTCCAAGTGACATCTTCATCGTCTGTTTCGCCCTCGACTTCCCAAGTGCTGACAAACTCTTGACATTTATCTATGTGTGTATCCAAAGCATCTAAGATAGTCTGTACTTCTGATTCTTTAAAGCCTTCTGTGGTGTCATCACCTTTGCTATCTATGTAGACACGAATACACTTGGACTTGTTCATAGGTTGTCCATCTGTGTACTTTCTCCAATCTTCACCGTCAATGAGATATTGTCCTCTCCAACGTACAGTATATCTGTCTTTGTTGATATGTTTCTTCATCAGCTTTACCATCTTCATGTTTTCTTCTGTGTTAGGTATCTCGCTAAAGACATATCGATGTTGACTATGCAACTTTTCTAAGAAAGTGTTTCTCTCTTTTAATTCTTTTATCTCTTCAAGATAGCCTTCGTTTTCGTTACGTAGATAGACACCTTCGTTGATAGCATCTTTGTTTTCTTTTTTAAGTTCTCTTAAATCAATGTTCTCTTGTCGATAAGTTTCGTTTGCTCTAGTTAGATTATCGTTTGCCTTACGAACATCTTTTACTTCAGTTTCTATATTGACATATCGTTTACGAGTATCTCTTAATTCAATTTCTAGTTCTCTTATTCTGTTGTCAACTTCTTCGCCTATGTTGACTAGCTTGACTTCGTACTTACTCATTTATTTTTCCCCT